AAACGTTGCTACAGCATTTGCTGAGGCAACTTTAGAGAACCTTCTATATGCTCTTGCATTCCCAGATGATGAACTTTCTGGTACAAAAACAACTTCTGCAGGTCGTCGCTTGAATCTTTCAGCAGGCGAACTTGGAGAGTGTCCAGTAGAGAGAGGTATTGCAGCCGTCGGTCCAGGTACTGGTGACTGTGATGATTCTGGTAACGTAGAGCGTGTCTATGTCGGATACCGTGCGCTTTCAATTGAAAACGTAACAGTAGCAGCAAAGCGTGATGAACCTTCAATGTTTGAAGTTTCATTCCGTTTACTTCCAGAGGATAACTCTGGCGCATACGGTAAAATTGTAGATCGTACTCATACCGCATCATAATCTTAATATAAGATTAAAATGGCCCACTCCCTTCATCGGGGGGTGGGTCTTTTGCATATGATAGAATAGTTAAAATGGCTACAGAAATATATAAAACAGAAATAATTAAATTGATTGATGAGACACCAGTTGAAATTATTCCTTTAAAAATAAAATATCTTAGACAATTTATGGCGGCATTTGAAGCAATACGTGCAACCAAAAATGATGAAGAGGCCATAGTTGTTTTATCAGAATGTGCAAGAATTTGTATGCAACAATTTTATCCTAAAATATCTAATAAAATAGAAGATTTAGAAGACAGCGTAGATCTTCCCACAATATACAGAATATTAGATGTTGCTGCTGGTATAAAAATCAACAAAAAATCAGAAGAGCCAGTAAAAGATCAAGCAACAGAAAGTGGCTCTACATGGGACTCATTAGACCTAGCCAAATTAGAGTCTGAGGCTTTTTTGCTGGGTATATGGAAAGACTATCAAGAACTAGAACAGTCAATGTCTATAACAGAACTTATTGCCACTATTTCTAGCAAAAGAGAACTTGATTACGAAGAAAAAAAGTTTTTAGCAGCAATACAGGGTGTTGATTTAGATAAAAATAGTGGTAGTAAAAGAGGTCAACAAGAATGGGAAAATCTTAAAGCAAGAGTTTATAGTGGTGGTAAGGCTAAAGATGGAAATGATATTTTGGCTCTTCAAGGTCCCGCTGCTGAGAAAGCAGGGTTTGGTATTGGAATGGGTTTAGACTACGACGATTTGCGTGATCCTAAGTTAATGAAAAATTAAAAATAAGCCTTTTATGCTATAATTACATTAGCCTATATAGGAGGTAAAATGGCAACAACAACATACGAGAGCCAAGAACTTTCTCTCATGGATGACACAAAAATCACAGTGAGACCATTAAAAATTTCACTATTGCGTCCTTTTATGAAGAAGTTTGAGCAAGTAGCAGGGGTAGCAGAAGATAATGAAAAGTCAATGACTCTTCTTATTGAGTGCGTCGAAATTGCTATGAAACAATATAAGCCAGAACTCGCTGATGTTAAAAAACTTGAGGAAATTCTAGATCTTCCTACAGTTTACAAAATCATTGAGGCTGCTTCGGGAGTTAAACTCCAAGATGCAAATGCCCTGTTAAATACAGTGCTTGCAAATAACTAAAACAAAGAGGTGCTATAAGTGGCTGACGTAAATGCTAATATTGGCATACATATAGATACGTCTACCTCTTTAGCAGAGATAAAAAATCTTCAACGTCAGTTAGCATCACTTTACACCAGCATAAACAGAGGTAGCGCTGCAGCAGCGGCAGCCCAAAAGGGACTAGCAACTAATTTAATAAATACCATTAATGCTGGTGGCAAGTTCTATGCCCAGATGGGCACAATACGAACAAGTACAGAATCATTTACTCACGCATTAGAAAAAAATAAACTTTCAATGCGTGAGTACTTCCGTTATGCTGGCGGAGCCTCAAAAACATTTGGAAGATTATTTAAACAAGAATTTGACACTATTGGAAAAGTTGCTGAAGATCGTGTCAGAAAGATGCAAACTCAGTATATAAAACTAGGTCGTGATGCATCTGGTGCCATGAAAGCAATTTCTATAACTCCTACAAGTTTAGGTATGAAGGAGTATGGAAACAGAGTAGCCGTAGCAGCACAAAAACAAGCACTACTTAATCAATTATTAAAACAAGGATCTACCAATCTTTTAAATTTTGGTAAAAATACACAGTGGGCAGGACGTCAACTTATGGTTGGTTTCACTATTCCGCTGGCTTATTTAGGAACTGCTGCTGCCAAAACATTTATGGACCTTGAAAAACAGGCTATTAGATTTAAACGTGTTTATGGAAGTATTTTTACAACTGCTGATGAAACAAATAGGGCTTTAGCAGAAATTGAACAACTGGCTAAAGAATTTACAAAATATGGAGTAGCAGTTGTAGATACAATGAAAATGGCAGCAGATGCTGCAGCAATGGGTAAGATGGGTGCAGAACTTACAGCACAGGTAGCACAGGCAACACGTCTTGCAGTTCTTGGAAGTGTTGAACAAGGACAGGCATTAGAAACAACAATATCTATAACTAATGCTTTTGGTGTGGCAGCAGATGATTTAAGAAGAAAAATTGATTTTCTTAACGCTGTTGAAAACCAGACAGTTGTATCTATTGAAGATTTAACTATTGCAATTCCAAAAGCAGGTCCAGTTGTTAAACAACTTGGTGGAGATGTAGAGGATTTAGCATTTTTCTTAACTGCTATGAAAGAAGGCGGTATTAATGCATCAGAAGGCGCTAACGCACTTAAGTCTGGTCTTGCATCATTAATTAATCCAACGGACAAAGCAAGCGCAATGCTTGCGGCTCTGGGTATAAATATAAAAGGAATTGTAGAAACCAACAAAGGAAATATAAAAAATACAGTAATTGCTTTTTCTCAAGCCCTAGATACTCTTGCTCCTTTAGAAAGATCAAGAGCAATTGAACAATTATTTGGAAAATTTCAGTTTGCACGTTTATCAACTTTATTTCAAAACGTAACAAAAGATGGAACTCAGGCTGCAAGAGTATTAGAATTAACTACCTCATCAGTTGAAGAACTTGCAATATTATCAGAACGAGAGTTAGGTACATTAGAAGATGCAGTTGGTACTGATTTTAAAGAATCAATTGAACAATTAAAACTTTCTTTGGCTCCAATAGGAAAAGAGTTTTTAAAAGCAATAACACCAATTGCAAAAGCAGTAGGTGTATTTTTAGAAAAATTTAATAATCTTGAAGATGGAACTAAAAAATTTATAGTAATAGCAACCACACTTGTTGGACTTATTGGACCAACACTTCTAATGACCTTTGGTTTGCTTGCTAACGGAGTTGCAAATATCATTAAATTATTTGCTACAATGCGTGGCGGAATTTTACGTTTAGGAACAAATAGTAATCTTCTTGCTAATCAAACACAATATTTAAATACTGAACAGATGGAAGCATCAGTAGTTGCTGCTTCTTTAAATCAGGCACACAACAGGTTAACTCAATCTTTTGCTACTGAAGCCGCAGCAGTAAGATTATTGCGTCAGGCATATATTGATGCAACAATAGCAGCAACAAACTTTGCAAGAGCAAATCCTGGAATGATGATACCAGGAGCAAAATTTACCCCTAAGAAATTTGCAAGTGGTGTGACCAAAGTTCCAGGAAGTGGAAATAAAGATACCGTTGCTTCTATGCTTACTCCTGGAGAAGCAGTAATTCCTGCACCTGTTGCACAAGATCCTAGATTTAAGCCAATTATTGATGCAATGGTTAATGGAAAATTGCAAAGTTTTCAAAATGGAAGCACAAGAGTTAAGGCTGTTGAAAATGGAATTCAATTTGGAAAAAATGAAAAAGTATATCCCACATCATCTTCTACAGTTGCTCAAGAATTAGCAAAAATACTTAACGATGAATTGAAGAAAAATCCTCCAAGAAAAACACTTGCACAGTTTGAAGCAAGGGCTATTGATTTACAAAGAAGATCAAAATCAATAACCCCAACTAACTTATTTACAAGGTTTGTTGATAGAAGTCGTTCCGATGCACGTACTGGGTCTGGAGCAAATCCTGAAATAGCAAAAGCAAGAAGTAAACAAGGATATTATTTAGACCCTATAACTGGTGCACGATTAAACATTGAGGGTGCTAAAAATAGAAGTGCAATAGAAAAAACTGCTCAACTTAGAACAATACTATCTGATGCTGGTTTGACTAAACCACAAATAGAAAAATTTATAGGAGGAAATGAATCCCATTTAACAAAACCAGGCGATCCAAAAACAAAATGGTATGAAAAAAATGTTATTAGAGATGTTAAAGGATTAAATAACTATTTAAATAGAGTTGCACCATCAAAGGGAGCATCAACATTTGAAAAACTAATAGATGCAGCAGCAAAAGATCGTAAAACATATGGATTTACTAGATATCAAATAAGACAACTAAAAAGAGATTATCAGTTTGTTAAAGACGGAAATCACCCATTTACTTCTAATCAAATGGATAAAGTTAAAAGATTGGCTCAGTTTGACTTAAAATCTATTGAAAATGGTTTAGCAAAAGAAGTTCTTAAAGGAAAGGCTAAGTCTTGGGAAAAGAATATTGATCAAGCAAAAGGAGTAAAAGCACTTGCGGATGCAAGAAAAGCAGCAGGTGGTGGTTTTTATAAAGTACTACCTTCAACAATTATTCAGTTAGGTGGAGATGCAAAAAATCCGACAGCACAATTGTTATCTGGAGCACCCGTTTCTAAGCCTTCAGAACTTGGAACATTAATAAATAAATCTGTAGGACGTGGCTCTGCAATAAAAGGAATAGATGGCGAATATAGTATAGATGGTAAAAGAAAATTTGTTAAAGCATTTGCAAATATGGAAAATGCCCAAGCAGAATTAAAAGCACATCGTTTAAATAAAAATTTATTTAATCTTGATACTCCAGAAGGTAGAATTAGTACAATTAATCATAACGGAAAACAAATTCCAGTAGTCATAACAGATTTTGATGAAAGATTTACTGAAAAAAGTATGAAAAATGCAACATTTAGAAAGAAAGACATAGCAAGTCAATTAATTGCTGCTGCAGTTCGTGGAGATACTGATCTTAAAACATCAAATGTTTCTGGAAGACGTGCAGTTGATCCAGGATCTGCATTTGTTTATGGTCAATCTTCTGGAGCAAAAACTTCTAAGTTAATAACTAGTCCAGAAGAAATTCTATTAAGAAATTTAGGTTTAAAGAAGGGCACCAAGCAACAGCCTGCAAGTAAAGATTTTGCAAAAAGTACAATAGATAAAATAACTAGCATGAGTCCTGATAATTTTGACAGGATGATGCAAGCAAAAGTAAAAAAGGCAATTAAAAAAGCACAAAAAACTTTGTTAAAACTTGAATATACTCCAGATCAACGAAAAACTATTTTAGCAAGATTAGAATCAATGGCAAAATTAAATTATAAACAAATTCATGCTGATCTTGTTGTTGCAAACAAAGTTGCTGTAGATAAAAATAAAGAAGTAATGCTAGAAAAAGGAAAAGTAACAAAAATAAAAGGTGTACGAACTCCATCTAACGTAAAAACTGGAGTTGCAGGACATGGAACTATGATAGACGAGCAAGATGCTTCAAAAGTAAGAAATGTTGGTGAAAATAGAAGAGCAATTCGGGTAAGAAAAGATGCTCCAAAAGTACCAATGCCAGAATTTAGATCAGCAGGACAAGAAATTTCTCCATTGATGAGCAAACAACAAGTTGGAGCATTAATTACTGCTGTAAATAATAATACAAAAACAATTACAGCAAATAATAAAGTTGTTGGAAAAAATAATACTGCTCTTCTTGCAAATACAACCGCTACAAACAGTAACACACAAGATCCAGATAGAAATGTAATGATGGCTGGTGGTGCACCAGGAACGGTTAATCCAAGTCAAACCGCAAAAGAAGCAAAGCGTGAAGCAAGAGCACAACGTGCACAAAGAGTTGGGGCAGTTTCTGGTCCTGCCGCTGGTGCTTTAGGAATGGCATCAATGGGAGCATTTATGACTGGCAATACTGGTGTGGGTATGGGATTAATGGGTGCCTCTGCAGTTGCCTCTCTTGCCCCAATGCTTACAAGTCCTGTAGGCGCTCTTGTTGCTGCTATAGCAGTTGCTACTGGAGGACTTTTGTTGTACAGTAAGGCATTAAAAGATGCAAGAAAAGAAGGTATGGAACTTGCTAAGTCAATGTCAATGTCAGCAGAAAAAGTAAAACAATTATCTATTATTTCTGGAAAAGCAAGCGCATCTGAAATACAGGCTAGAAAAAGACAAAATGTATTAAATCCTTTAGGAGAGGAACAAAGAAAATTTGGTCAAAATGTTATGACAGATCCTGCTGGTAAACAAATATTAACAGATGTAGAAAAATTTGTTAAAATGGGATTTTCTACTTCTAAAATTGGCAATATTCTTGGAAATAATTTAGGTCAAGCGGTATTACAAGGAGCAATTAATCAAGATCAGGCTTTAAGTATTGCTTCTGCTCTTGGTGAAGAATTAGGAAGTTATGATATTCCCGCAAAAATTGTAGGAAATTTGACTCAATTACTTGGACCAAATGGAGAAAATTTAGAAAAAGATCCATTACAAGTTGCTTTAGCAATTAAAAAAGAAAGTACAAAAAATTTAACAGAACAATTTAATTTACTACAAAGTACGAAAAAAGGTGCAGGGTCATTTATTCCTTCGCTAGCCACTGGTGGGGCAGGTGCAGCAGGAGCAGCAATTGCAGTAGGATCAGGACTTTCAGCAACTGGTGTTTTTGCTCCAGTTGGTGCTACTGTATTAGCACTAGCAGGACTGGGTGTTGCAGTTGATTCTTATAGAGATTTTACAAAACTAAAACAACACAATGCAAAACTTGATGCTGCTTCAATTCAATTAGGTTTTGAAGCAATTGGACAAAGTCAACAATTATTAGATTCAGTTAATGAACAATATGATAAAAAAATTAAATTAGCAAAAACAGAAAAAGAAATTAATGATCTTCAAGCAAAAAGAAAAATTGCCATACAAAATGTTAATAAAGCAAATGCTGAAACATTGAATCAAGTTCTTAAATTATCTAGTGGACTATCAGATAATAAATTTAATACAACTGTAAAAGAATCTTTAGACGCAAGATTTAAAGATGCTTCTGCTGGAACAAAAGCACTTGCTGAAGTAGCAAGAGAAGGATTAGAAAAAGTAAAAGATCAAAAAACAAGAAGAATTTTACAAATTGGTCTTACATCAGAAAATGGACTATCAGCATCTTCAATAATACAAGTAACTAGTTTTTTAAGTAATCCAAAAGTTGATTCAAAAAATATTGAACTGTTTATTCAACAAAATGGTTTTGCAGAGGCAGAAACAATGTTTCAAGCATTTGGTATGATGAAAGGAAATGCAAAAGGACTTGATATAACCGATGAAACAAAAAATATTTTAATTAAATACATTAATGAAAACGATGTAGAATTAAAAGATGATTTATCAGCCTTATCTGCAATTGCAAACTTTGCTAGACAATATAAAGTTACATTAGATGTAAATACAAATGGAAAAGAAGATTTAGATCTTGCAACAAAATCTCTTGGCTTAGTTCAAACATTTCCTGATACAATAGATAAAAATTTTGTTTTAGAACAAGCAGGAAAAGATCCAAAAGCATTTGCTGATTTTGCTAGAGATTTTGAAATTTTAAGTAAGGGTGAAAAACAAATAAGTAAATTTTTATACGTTAATTATCAATTAGGCAAGAGTGATCCTGGCTTAATAGCACAAGCAAAACTTGCTTATCCTAACTTATCAGAAAGAGAAGCAGTTGCAAAATACATTCAATTTGGCTTTAGCGAAAGTAATTTTAAAACTCCTGTTGATAAACAAGTTGGGGGTGGTGGACAAGTTGCTTCATCTGCCTTAGACGAAGTTGTTAAAAAATTAAGAGATGTTCAGAAAAATCAAATAAAGGCTACAAAAGGATTTGAAGCATCTATGAAAGCAATTAAAAAGTTTGCAAAAGAATCTTCTACTACATTTAGCGGTATAGATCAAGACATTAGAAGACTTGGTGGTAATGAATCATTGGTAAATCTTATTCTTGGCATGGATCCAGAAGAGTATGAAAAACAAAAAGGAAAATTTTTTGAGTTTGATAAAAAAGGCAACATAAAAAGACTTAAACAAGATGCTAAAGATACACAATTTGCATTAAATGCTATTGCTTTAGGAGATTACAACGTAGAATTAAGATCTGTCAATGAAGGTTTTAATTTACAACAACAGGCTCTTAAATTATTAACTGATGCTGGAATGGATACCGCACTTGCTTATGAAACAATAGCAAACAAGGCTTTAGCGGCAGCAATTGCTCAAGGCAAAATAAAACCAGATAAGTTAAAAGAAACAGCAGATATGGCCAAAAAAGCAGCAGAAAATATGGAATTATTCAATGCACAAACAAATATTGCAAATAAAATTAGAGATTATAAAACTCAAAAAACATTATTATTCAAACTATCTTCAGATGCTGCAAAGTTTACATCTCAACAAATAGAAGCAATTATTAACGATAAAGATTTGCAAACTATGTACTTACAAGGCAAAATAGATGAACCACAATTCAAACAAATGCTCAAAGAATTAGGAGACTCATCAGCCGTACAAATAAACATTAAGAAACTTACACTTCCAGGAATGGAAGATCTATTTAACGACGGCTTTAGTAAAGCCATGGAAAGTTTTGACATTAAAGCAAAAGTAATTGAATTACAATATGAAACAAAATTAAAAATTGATAAAGATTCTGTTGAAACTGCTCAAAATCAAATTGCTGCTTTAAATTATCAAATTGATTCATTACAACCAGGTTTAAAACAAATAGAAAATCAAGAACAAAAAATAAATGATAAATATGATAAAGCCGCAAAAGCATTAGAAACTATTAAATCACTTAATGATGATATTGCCAGACAAGAAAAAGCAAGATTAGATATAGCATCTGCTCTAACAAGCGGAGATGTGTCGGCAGCAGCAGCGGCTGTTCAACAATTCCGTGCAGACAATGCAGCAAAAAATATTGAAAGACAATCTCAAGCATTAGATAAGGCTAAAGAAGTAGAACTTGCCAATGTTAGAAGTTCTAATGGACTTTCAAGAATACAAATTGAAACACAAATTAAATCTTTACAAGATCAAATTTTTAAGATAGAAACTGAAACATTAAAACCAGCACAAGAAAGAATACGATTAGCAGAAGTAGAACGTGATAAATTAATTGATCAAATTACAGTTCTTGGTAAAACAAGGACCGAATGGGACAATATTAAACTTGGAATTGATAGTGCAAGAATTGCTAATAAGAAATATATAGCCTCAATTCAATTAGCACTTGATCTTGTTAAAGAGTTAATTAAAGCATATGCAGGATTAGAGCCACCATCAGGCTCTGACTCTGGCTCTGGCCCATTCTCAAGTGCAACAATTACACCATATGTCTCAGATTATGTGGGTACACCATTTGGACAGGCTGGTAGTAAAAATGGTAAAAAAGGGGATGGTGGTAAAAAGCCAACAACAATAGATAGAAGATTCAAACCGACTGACCCATCAGGAGGTAAAACTAAAATTGATAAGAGACTTATGCCAACATTTGGAAACATTTACGGAGCACCAAAATCTAATTTTAATTATACTGCAGGATATACCAGAATGTATGGTGGAAAAATAATTCCTATGACTTATGGTGGAACAACTCCACCTATGAATTCAGATGGTAGAAGTCAAATTGCATATATGCCATTTGGTGGATTAATTCCATATATGAAAAATGGAGGATTTAGACCAATTGGTTCTGATACCGTGCCAGCCATGCTAACTCCTGGAGAGTTTGTGGTAAACAAAGCCTCAACTAAGCAATTTTTGCCACTGCTTTCAATGATAAATGAATCTAAATATCCATCAATGATTGGCCCATCTTATTCTAATGGTGGAGTATTGCCAAGTCAAACTTCAATTAACGATAACTCTACAGCAGTGTATAATTATAATGTGGGAATTACTGTTGGTGGAACCAATGCTTCTCCAAATAATATAGCAAAAGCAGTAATGGATGAAATAAAATATTTAGATAAACAAAGAATTAGAGGACAAAGAGTTTCATGACAACTTCCGCATATTTAACTGGTAGAAAAAGATATCAAAGACCTCAAGCAGTATTGTGGTCCAATAACTCTGGAACACTTACAGATGGATATTACGTGCCTAATGGTTTTGAAATAGGAGCAGATACAGCAGAAACAGATCCAGACTTATTAAATCAATTTATTATTTTGTCTGACCACAATAGAAGTGATCTTTCATTTACTCCTCAAAGAATTGAGCAGCGCACACGCACAATTAATGGTCGTATGCGTTCTTATCATATTGCAGATAAAATGCAAATTAATTTTTCATGGAACATGTTGCCATCAAGATCATATTACGAAGTTGCAGATTTTGATGAAAGCACTGGTATTTCTCCATACAAAAATAATAATTCTG